ATAAGTATGCCCACTAAATGTCCAAGATGGTAAATAAATAGGTGCAGCACTAGTTGATAATGCGACATCACTAGCTAATGCACTTTGGCCAATAAAGTTAGAATAATTACAATTTGAAAATAATACAAAAGTATCCGTGTCGGTTTGATAAGCTGGAATTAATACATTAGTATTTAAATCTGATAATTTAACCGATCCAAAAGTAGATTGTATTGTAGTTTCTAATAACCCAGCTCCGTAATCATTTATATAAGACCCTGATGATTGATAAAAAGGTATACCAGATGTTATATATGCAAGTTGTTGTGCAGATGTCGGTCTAATAGATGGAGAAGGCGGTAAAATAGGTGTAATACCTGCTGAATCACCTAAAGTAAAAATATATGGGCCTTGCGTTGTAAAAAAAGGAAACATCGCGTCAAGCGTCATTCCTTTAGCTATTGATAATCCCATAATACCACCAATAGACGTTCCACATATTACATCAAATTGCGAAGCTAAAGTAGATTGATCAATTCCCCATAACTGAACAAATTTTTTAAGAAAATTAAGAGATAAATACCCTCTTTCTCCCCCTCCATCTAACGATAATATTCTTAATGTATTTGAGTCGGCCATTTTATCCTGTAATATTAATCATTAATAATAGGCCCGGGAGTAAATGGTCTTGGATTTGGAACTGGTTTTGGATCGGCTTTTGCAATTGGAGTTCTAAGTTGTTCCTGTGGTTTATCAAGATATTCTTTTGCAACCCATAGCCCAGTCCATATTTTCTGATCTCCCGCCCATTCCATCTGTTTATATAATTTCTCGTGCATTTCTCCGCTGCGGTCGCACTGATATCTACGCTTCTCAATTCTCATAATAGTTTCCTATGTCATAATTCATGCTTAGATCAACATTCTCACTATCTTTTGCTGTTGCAAGGGTAAATGCCTCATCGTATTCTGCTTTCATCGCATCTACTATTTCAGGGTTATATTTACGAGCAAGCATCCAAGTAAGACCGGCGGCTAATGCAGGGTACATTTTTGCCGGGACGGATACAGTGTTAAAAAATTCTCCGGCATCGTACATTGTTCTAATAAACGAATATTGCAGAACTAAATAATCACTAGTTGGTGTCGGCCATATATTTAAAACAGGCGTTAGAGACTTATCAAAATAATAAGTAGATGGTCTTGTCTGTAAAAATTTTTGAGAAAATGACAAATAAGTATCACGACTAACAGGACTGATTTTTAAATCAATAGTATTATTCGTAAAATAGATTTCTTGAATGTTTAGAGTAGCCCCTCCGATTTCTCTTATTCTATAAGTAGTAGCACTAACAGGGGTTATAACATCTGCCCATCTAGTTATGCCTGCCGTGTAAGAATACGGATGAGTCCAATCAACGTTTAATGTTGACCAATTAGCGTTATCATTAGAGTACTCGACAACTAAATTATAATCCCCGCTAACATTTGTTCTTACACCAATAAATGTTATTGTCTGGTATACACCTGTTCCATATGAATAAGAAATATTACCATCAGCTACAGTTTGAGTACAAGCCGTGGTAAAGTCATTATCAAAAGCATTAGCAGCAGTACCGCCGCCTCCGTTATTATAGGTAGCAGCGGTATTAGTTTGAGCTGTGCCGTTTAATTGTCTTGTAAATGTACGAATATTTACCTGTAACACATCAGTAATACTTGTTTCTAATGTGTAGGTTGACTGACCTGTATTTAATGGTAAATATAACTTATTGATTGTCCATAAATTAATATTTTTACTAATCCAGTCAAGAAGAAGAAAATTAAGGCTTCTACGGGCGGATTGTAAGTGCATAGGAACTAATTGCTCCCCTGACATTCCTATTCTTTCAAAACATTCTAGAATTAGATCGTCATTAGCTAGGCTTTGAAAATCATAAGTACCTGATACAACCGGCATTACTTACCTCGTTTGTTAAAACTCCGTAATGTTTTATCTAAAGTAGCCTCTTTTCTTATTTTCATGTTTTTACAATGAAGGGCTTTATCAAGTTTTTTTTCAGGTATCTTTTTACCCTCAGTAACTCCTAAAGCTTTATGTAATGCACCTTTATTTTGAGTAGCATCTTTTATCCATTTTTTATCCATAATTAACTCTGTGAAATTTCAATATAAACGGGAGTGGTATTTATTCCTGCTGCTAGATAAACAATTACCGCTGCATAAGGATAAGTCGTTTGGACAGTAATGCCGTTGTTTAATTGCACTTGGGTAATAGCTGCTAACGCTGCTCCTGTAACCGGTAATGAAAAATAATTGCTAGGTCTATTTGCGTAAGTAAGATTAGCTGCCTGTAGTGATACCGGAGCAGTATTAGAAACTCCGTATATTATGGCGTTTCCTGCTGCCCACTGGCCAGCTGCTGTTAGGGAATTTAATAATATGCTATAAGTATAATTAGGATGAGTAAATCCAGCTTTGCTATTACCATCAGGTAATACAACTGCAATATTATAATTTGAGCCTATAGTAAAGGCATCATCAATAGCATTATTAACAGATATGCTAATAATTGTATGAAACAAATTATTAGTATATACAGTATCATTATTAGGCCCAACTAAACTTTCTTGAATTATTAACCCATTATATGTACCGACTATTGTAAAAGTAGCTGCCGATATATCTGCTGCGCTTGTAATACTAAGCCCAGAGGCATAACCTATATTAATAAACGAGACTTGCCCGTTAATTCCTACACGTAATCCATTTAAAGTTAATTTCCCTGCAGCTGCAACAGTTGCGTATGTACCGATATTATCACTACTGCTTGCTACAGTAGGAATATTTACCGCTTGCCTAAATATACTCATTTCTTTTTATTATCAGATTTTTTTTCTTCCTTAGAGGTATCCTTCTTAACGCCCTTTTTAGGGGCGTTTTTGAGAATAATATTAGCTAAGGCTCTACTATGAACTGCCATAACTTACCTTTTATTAACTATTGACCAATTTGGAATACACCACGCCAGTTAGATACACCGAAACAGTATCTTTCTTGTGCAGCAAACCATATGCTCCTGGTAGTATTATCCATCCAAGACCAATCCTTGATTTTTTCACGTTCATAGTGAACAAGTCCTCTGTCTGCATCAGTAATGATGTAAGATGCTGTTGTAGAAGTAATAAAAGGATTGATAACATAACCTTGTGGAAAAATATTATCATGATTTATAACGTTAATGTCGTTAACACCGGCAAAAGAATTATTGTCAGTACTACCGGCAGAGGTTCTAAACTGGCTACCAAGTAAAATACCTGCCACCATCCAATTAGCGCTACCTGTTACCAATTTCCTTGGTTTAACATGGGCGTAATTACCGCTTATTTGCTTGAGCTGAGAAATCGCAGTAACGGCATTTTGAATACCGATTTCACTTAAAGCAACGTTAGTTGTATTGCTGGAAGTAGAACCGCCGTCTATTGGATGAGCAGAAAACAAAGCATAACCATCTGCAGTAGTAATAACATTACCGAGATTTAGAATATTTGCTGCAATCTGGTTTTTTGTTTCCCTAAGAGCTTGAGCAAGTGCCTTAGCTTGTTTTGGAAACAGATTTTTATACAAGTTATCATTCATAGCCTCATCGGTTATACTAAACGAAGTACCATAAGTTTTATGTTTATACATCGTTTGGTATTTAACAGTCATTGTATCTTGAGCTACAGATGATCCTTCAAGTTTTTCGACTGCAGGAGCTAACGCTCTGATTTCGTCTTCAAATTCAAAAGCACGATCAGAAGGATAAGTTTCAAACATTTCCTTCCATAAGTCAGGATAATCTTCATATAAACCTATAACTGCCTTCAAGCCCGGGCGGAGTAGATTATAAATCGATTGAGTATTAATAGCCATTTTATATTACCTATTTTTTATGTTTAAGCAACTGGAGTTAGACCAACAATGCCAGGTTTTGAAGCATGATTATTTATAGTAACCAATACATTTAAGAACGCTGTATTAAAATAATCGCCAGTTGTACCAGCTCCTGGTTGACCATAAGTACCCGGTACATTTTTAGGATTAGGAGTAAATCCTATTACTGTTAATGCTGTTGTAGCACTCCTTGCATATTCATTCCTACCATCAGTTATAGATGGCCCAGCTGTAGTAGCAGCTAAAGAAGGACAAGCATAAAAAGTAGATACTCCCCATGGATTACCAGTAGCTGTACCTTGGTCAGCTATGAGTGGGTTGTCAGCATAATTTTGCACTTCTCCGTTTAATGTAATGGTTGCTAAACTTTGTGTTCCTCCAGCACCACCATTGGTAAATGAACCATGCCCAGTTAATAAAGCAATATTAGTACCTGCAACACAGCTACTAGCTGCTACACCGGCATTAGTAGTAGCAGTACCAGTATTAGGCCAACCCGCAGCTGCAGTTTCTATTTGTAAGCAAGGTAATAATAAGAATCTAGTTGGTTGAGCTTGATCTGCTCCCAAATAAGTACCAAGTTGAATATCCCAAATCACATAAGGATCATCAATAATAGTAGCCATTACCAAAGTTCCGGATTGTACCGGTGTTCCTGCTACCCAATATTCTTGTTCAATATAAGTACCATTTGCAGAATAATAAGAACAACCTTGGAATACACCAACGATTGGTGCGGTAGTAATAATTGTTGCATTATTTCCTGCCTGTAACGTAACAGTTGGATTATACAGCTGTATTTCTTTCTGCTGTCCTTGATAACCGCCTGCTACAATAGCATATTCAGCCATTGATGTAGTATATACAACTGGATCGCCTTTATTTAAAGAAAGACTGTTGCTACTAATTGTATAATTGCTATTTGTTTTTATATCATTAACACCGCTGATTAAATGACCATAAGGTCTTAAACCAAAAGGTGAATTTACGCCATAAGCCATATATTTACCTAAAAATATTTATTTTAAATAGAATCTGAAAATTTTAATCTATTAGAAGGCTAGACGAACCCATGAAGCTTAAAGCTTCCCGACTTTGATAGCGGAAAAAAACTAGTTTTTTTAGAGAGATAAAACTACAAACTCAAAGACGCCCTTATAGTTGTGGCAAACTTTTTATTTAAGTTAATAATAACATAAAATTTATTTTATTTGTCAAAAAATATTTTTATGTTGTTGAAAGTATCGTAACAGATACACCTTCGGGAATATCATCAAGCATTTCACCTGAAGAATCTGCTAATACTATAGTTACTGAACTTGTAGTTCTAATAATATCGTAACCTACTCTTGTTTGAAGAGGCGGAGTACTATTAACGTTACTACATCCAACCCATACTGTGTAATTAGTTGTACCTAACGCTGTTGTAAAATTAATAACATATTGATGCGTAGTACTACTATAAGTAACACTGCTAACATTAACAGCACTAACAAGAGCAATTGTTCCTGATGTATTTGTAAACCTACACCAAGCTTTAGCAACATTTTCAGCACTAAATGACCCTGATAAACTTAAATTATTTATATTAGATACATTAGAATTTTGATCAACTGAGACACTATTTATATTTACACTAGATGAACCACCATAAGAATTTATATTTACTGATCCCTGAATATCTGTATTAGCAATAGTATTGCCACTAATAATAATATTACCAACTGTAATTTGATCTAAAGATATAATACTATCTAATTTAACTACAATTACTGAACTACCATCTGATCCATCTCCATTCTCAATAGTAATATTACTATCTCCGGCTATTACACCTATTGACCATGGATTAGAATTATCATTATTTAATAATACTATTCCAGCAGTATAACTGCTTAAAGCCTCAATGTTTCCAATAATAGACGGCAATTCTAAACTTACAGTTCCACCAGGGTTTGTAACTGTTCCGTTTGTAACTGTTATTGAATCATCAGGGCTATCTACAACCAGATTGTTTATACCGCTTGTTCCACCGGCAAACGCAAGTACTCTCCATTCCCCGTTTGTCGTAGTACTATCATATAAATAAATAGTAATAGCTTTACCTGCCGTTAATGTTGTAAGGCTAGTTGTACCATCATATAACGTGATGGTAATATTAACTAAACCTACATTATTAAAAGCTATTGATAGTCCTGGACCTGATTGTGTTGCATCCGGTAATATTATATCTAAATCGGCAATTGTCGTTGTAACATCCATAATATCTGTAATAGTAGTATTAGACGTATTAGCAGAATAAGGATAATCAAGTTGAACATTAGCCGTAAGTGTAAGTAAACTGTAATCGCCGTTTGGTGGATAGTATGCCATAATACCTTTATATCTTTATGTTTAAAGCGTTCTCTGTTGGCTTACTATCATTAAAATTATAAGCTTTAGATTCAGTAGCCATTCTTAACGAATATTCATTATGTTTTTTTCTCTCTATTTCTCCGAGTTTAATTTCTCTCTCAAGTAAAATACAATCTCCTTCACATATGTAAGTTTTTGCAACCTCATCTAAGTCAAAAAGATCGCTAGGTATCCTATTTGGATCATCACTAATTTTTACTGGTCTCCATCCCTTGCGGTAAGCCATAGTTAAAGCTGTGTCCATTTGACCTTTTAAACTTCTTCTTTCATAATAATATTCAAAACCCGGTTTTTTTACATAGTCCGGAACAGTTAAGGGACTAATATAATCATGATTATAGAAAGTCCTATTTTCATCTTTATCAAACATCCTATTTTCCGTATCTCTTGTTCTTCTGTCATTTTTCATGATAATTAGCCTCTTCTTTTGTATTGATATTTTAAATATTGTTCTTCGCTCATTTTTAGTTCTTTAGCCATCTGTTTATCAAAATCCGACAAAGTAATACGTACTTTATTAGACCCGTTATTGCTAAAGTTATTCCTAACCCCTCCAACGTTTGAAGTAGTATACCCCTCTTTGGGCTTTTTTATTTTTATGCTATCAATAAATTCATCAACTTCATCTAGATATTGATCGCTTAATATCTCATTACTTCTACCTTTCCTTTTTAAGTCTCGATCTAACTTTTGAATAAAAGAGGCAACTTCCTTCTGAATTTTAGGATTGTAATCAGAAGACCCCTCTATTAATTCTGGGTGATCATCTAACCAATCTTGTGCTTTAGATAATTGCTGCTCTGTAATTTGATTGTCAATTTCTGTTTCAGTAGGTATAAAACGCTCTTCCTGCTTTGTTTTATCGGTAATATTATTCCTAGCTAGATTCTCAAATTCATTAATCTTTATCATTGTTTTTTTATGAAGCTCATCAGCTTCTAAAAACAAATCAGGATCATTTCCAAGTAATGCTTGTTTTTTTATATTCCTTATTTTTTCTAGATCGGAATGTAAATTTTGGCCATACAACTTAGTATTATTCTCAATAGTTCCATTAAGAAATTGTTTTAATTCCTGATTTTCTTGCTCTAACTTTTGACGATCGGCTAAAGCAGTTTTTCTCTTTTTCTTTTCTAAATAATATTTTTCTTTAAATAAATCAGCTTCATTAACAGATACTTCTTCTTCCTGTTGTTTAGATACCTCTTCTTCTACAGGTTTCTCATCCGTAGGTTCAAGATTTACATTAACTTTATCCTCAGCTAGACCTTCCTGTTCTTCCGGTTTATTGTTATCTAGCATCCCAGATAAAACTTCATTGATTTTATTATCAAATTCCAATTCTTTCTCTTTCATTTATGCTATTCCTTTTTTAATTATTTTACGTCTCTTGGATCAGATACTACTAGAAGAGGGGAATCATCCACTATTGAAAATACCGGTAAATTTTTATAGGTGTATCTAATTCCGGCATGTCTTGGAAAAGCTATCCAATCCCCTATCTCGTACCATCTTCCCCATTCTTTGTAGCGTTCACCGGTAAAAGCACAATGACCTATTTTAGCTACATACCCTACCATTTCTTCATAAACGGATTTACCATTAGGCATATAAATCTGACCGACCTTATTAGGTTTTATATATAATCTAATTAGTATTTTGGTCGGATGACACTTACAGTCTTCAAATAATTTTAATTCTTCATTTACATTAAAATTATCATAGTTAATAGATATCTCTTCTCTTTCAAATAATCCCATTTCCATCATGTTTTATTACTCCTCTTTAGAAAATTCGTTAATATTAGATAACATTGCTTCAAAAGCATATCTAAGCCCGCAGTGATACTTATAATCTTCCATAGAAGATAATCCTCCACCAATTAATTTACCTTCAACTACTGCCAGATTATCTTTTATAAAATTTATAGTTTTGTTTAAAATATACTCATGATCTTTCATTTATTTCACGCTCCTAATCTATTTTTTATTTTTTCTAGTTCAATCTGTGCTTCTAAAAGTGCCATTTCTTTTTCAGCTTTCAGTTTTTCTTTCGTTTCTTCAAAATGAAGCTGACTTTTAAAGACATCTTTTTCAAGATTCTTCTCAGCAATCTCTTTTTTGATAATGTTTTCTTCTCTTTGTTGCTCTATTTCTGCAGCTAGCAACTCATTCGGGTCTATCGGTTTATTTTCTTCGGTATATTTGTTTAAACCTAGTTCTTCTACTGCCTGAGCTGCTTTTAAAGCAATTATATTTTGTACTTCCATATTATTTGGATCAATTTGGGTTAAATCGATATCCATAACCTGCTCCATCTGTAACATAAATTTAAATGCCATATGTTCCTGTATGTGAGCCTTGGCGGCATCGTTATCCTCAAGTGCAGAGTGTACTATAATATGTGCATCGTGATTTTGCTCAATACCGGCTTTTACAGGTTTACCCTGCATCATATTCATATTCTCGGTAATAGGATCGGCGGGNTTTACTTCCTCAGGGGTT